GTATGCTGGCATGTCTGCGTCTGCAAGTGCGCCATCTTCGTATGTGAAGAGTGCTGCTGCTCCAACGATAATATCGTTTGAACTACCACGTGTATATGCCATATATTTCACCTCTTTTTTCTTATTAGATTAAAGGGCTTGTTTCCTCAAGTACAAGTATAACAGCCTTTTTTATTTTTAAATTATGTCTTTGACTGCCTTTTTAGGCTCTGGTGACCAAGAAGCGTTTGTAAGCCCACTCATTTGGTGATAGTCATAGTCTATAATTATCTTGTTACCGCCGAAGGTTCTGGCTGTTCCAAAATCAATAATGTCACGGGTTTCTTGTAGTTGGTAGACCTTGAAGTTGTGAAAATAAAACTGGTTATCTAGAAGAATTGGAACAGACTGAGTTCCAACATTTATTTGTTTATTCATCGCCCAATTATTTATTTCTTCTGCTGTCTCATCAAAACGATCCATCAATCTTAAAACAGACTCTTGTATTGTTATCATTTTTTCTACTGGGCTAGAGCCTGAAGCATAAAAATAATACATAAGTTGTTCACACTTTATATGAGGAAATCCAGTTCTATTCATTTTAACAAGCCTATCCCAGGTAGCAGCAACACCTTGTGTGCTTTCTCCAAAGTATTCCGTTAGGTCATCTATCGTAGATGGGGTTGATGGGAAAAAGGGGAATGTTGCTTTTGAGTTCCCATCGTTTGCTTGAAATATTTCAGAAACCTTTTCTTGTAGATATTTGTTAATCCACAATACTGGTGTATTTAATACGCTAGAACTTTCTTTCCATATTTCTCCGTAAGTCATGCTATCTTAACCCCCGCACTTGCTACCCATTTAATTCCAGTAGACTTGCCAACATTTCTACCGCCTCTTTTACCTGCCTTAATGTTTTTCTTATAGACTAATGGATTACTAAAGTATTTATCTAATCCGCTTACTCTTAAAAATGATTGCTTAAAGTAAATACTAAAAAATTCATCAATTACCTTTTCAAACTGTCCTTGTGTTTGTCCACCAGGGTTTTCTACAAAAACTTCATTTTTTGTGTATATGACTTCTCCATCAATTTCAAATCGCAAAGCAGATGCTTTCTTAGGGGTAATTGTTACGCCAATTCCGTTTTCCATTATTCTTGCTTTGTCATAAAATGGGACTCTTGATCCATCTTTAATAGAAGAAGACTGCTTTAATTTAGTGTTAAATGTTAATCCTAAATTACTAATAGTGTAATCAATATCAAACAACCTTGCCTTTGGGCTTCCTGTTTGACTCCATTCATAAACATGGTGAAGCAGTTGTGGGGTAATGTTTGCGTTTGTATCTACATACTTTGATGCAAGGGCTACAATTTCTGGACCAAGATTTGAATATAGTTCTTTCTTTCCCAATTGCAAGCCTTCTAGAAATCCATAGGAGTATTCAATTACATTATTTAAATCTTTCATAAACATCTTGTCGTTAAAGGTTACTCTCATACATCTACCGCCTGATTTTCTGAGCGACGGATTACTAACTTGTAGTACTCTACGTTACCAAAAGGACCAGAAAAAGGATCCTGAGTTGCTATTTCAAAAATAGTAGACTTTCCTGCTCGGGGCCCAGAAGTTTCTGTATAAATCTCATTGCAATTTTTATCTTTAATGTTAGTTATAATTACATTTGTTATAGAGTTGCTTCCTTCTAGGCTAGAAATTCTTATGTCTGTCTTTGTTCTTCCTAAAAGAATCTTGTCTTGTGTAATGTTTATATTTGGAGACATCTCTTCTTTAAATGCCGTCCCTGCTGATGCAAAAGAACAAGCAATTGTTCTATCCAGTATCCATGTTTTTTTAACATCTCCATATGCCCCTTGTTCAACAAGTGGATGATATACGTCTGCTTGCATAGGAAAAATAAAATCTGGCTCTTCGCATATCATTAAATTATCCCTGGTTTAAGAATATTATTTGAATACTTATCTAATATCTTATCTACTAGCATATTGCCAGTTCCATCAAAAACTGATTTGTCAAACTGAATTCTAAACTGATCTGTATTGTATGCTGTAATATATCTCTTGTAATAATCTAACTTTCCACATTTAATATCCTCTATTAAAAGTTTTGTTGCATATTCTACATCCGATGGAATTGTTAAATATCCAGTTGATACAACAAATGTATAATCATATCCTTGTGGAAAAGCAATTGACTTGTATCCATAGTATCCAAGATCTCCTCTACCTACTGGTAGGTTTGGTGCTGCTGCCTCATATCTATTAAATGAACCAGCCTCAACTCTTTGTATTGCAGAGTTATCTAAAGTTATTACAAAATCATATATATTATTTTCTTGATCTTCAATGTCATAAACTAAAACATTATTTTCATAAACTTTTAGTATTTTATTTGCATCATGCCATAGCGGGAAATAGTCTGTTCCTTGACCTACTGCCTGTATAATTTGCTTATGATTATAAAATCCATTTGGAATTATTGTATCAATTATTGCTCTTGAAACTAGTTCAAACATCCTGTACTCTGCAATTTCAGAAGCAGTTGTTCCAAGTTTGTTTGCATTAATATATGGTCTAATAATATCTAGGTTATCATTTAAAACAGTAGTTCCTGATAAATTTATGACCTTAAATAAAAATTTTCTATCAAACTCTAATTGCGACTGAGGAACTACATATAGAAGTTGTGAGTCTGCATTAGATGTTGTTGGCAAAGTTTGGATTGAGTGATCCACCAAATCCTCAATATAAATAACATAGTCTGTGTTCGCTAATGGAACATCCCATGTAGTTAAAATTGGATAAGGTGGAACTCTCAAAACCTCCATGAATTACTTACCGAATTCCTTAGCAACTTCTTCTGGTGTGGCAACTCTAATATGTGAGCGTGTAAGCCACTTGTCTGCTGCATCCTTTTCAACAATGTTGTAGCCACGGTATACCTTACCTACCTCTGACCAGGTAACATTCTTAGTTGAATAAAGAGCAACTGTTTCCTTCTTTTCAGTAGGTAACTTCTTGCTAGGCTTTCTTGATTCTTTTGGCGCTGTTGTTGCTCCAATGATACCATCTGCAACTGATCCAAGAGCCTGAACTTCTTCAGGTGCCTCGTATGCAGGGGCTTCAAGGGCATCTACAACTGGTACTTCTTCTACAACTGGAGTTTCCTCAATAGGTTCTGCAACTGGCTCTGTAACAACTGGTGCTTCAAAAACTGGTGCTTCAAACACTGACTCTTCTTCAATTGGATTATTATTCATGTATTCCATAATTCCTCCTTGTTAGTATTATATCATTATAAGTAATAAAGTGGAGTAGGAGAATTAACTCCTACTCCCCCTAATTTTTACTGTTTACAGATTATGCATCTGCTGCAGCGTCAGCCCATGCGATAGCATCTTGTTCTTCCCATTGAATACCGAAGCGAACGAAGACTGTATATTCTACAGTGTCCTTCTTTGGCTTGTATTCACGGTTTACAGTGATGTCACGCTGGAATCCCCATACACGGTTCTGTGGGAATGTCAAATCGACATATCCTGCAGGGTAGTATGGAACTTCTTGTACGTCAATTCCTAGAACACGTGTTGTACGTGCTCCACCGAATGTCTGATCATTACCGTCTAGGTATGATTGGCGCATTGCTGGAGTTCCAGCAGCACCTGCGTGTGAACCAAATGCTTCTGCAATTGCATCAGCAAGTGTACCGTTATTCTTAACGATACCTTGGAAAACATCTGTACCAGCGTAGAACTTTAGATTGTTCTTGAGTGCACGATACTTACGTGGCATTGCAAGAATAATCTTTTGCATAACTTCTGGAGTCCATCCTCCGTTAGCAACTGTAACAACTGCTTCGTGAGAATCTCCTTCAGTCTTGACACGATTTACGAAACCGTTCATGATTGACAAGAAGTTACCTGTTGCAGCGTCACCGTTGATTGCAAGGTCTTCGATATCATTACCGAAAGCATTTGTCATCAAACGTACGATGTGGTCTTCTAGTGCTGCACCTTCGATGTTATCTTCTAGTGCTTCTGCAGATACTTCCCAGTCAAGACGAATCTTCTTTGTAGTCAATTCAACCTTTGAGAATGTTGCACCTGCGTTTGTGTAGTCGCCAACTGCTTGCGCTGCTGCACGAATAACACGCTCTCCGACGTTTACCTTTTCGAGTTCCATTGTATTGGCTCTCATAGTAACACGACGGCCATCTTTAGCGAGAATGGTTGCATCCCACACGTAATCAATAAAACGACGTGCTTGCTCTGGGCGTAGGATACCTGATCCAGCCTCACCTGAAGGATTTACTGCATTTGGTCCAGAGTTAACTCCTGATAGTGCTGTTGGGATATTACCCAAGACACCACCATCGGTGTAATTACCTGGTGTGTTTGAACCTGCATCTGATCCAGATGCGAACGCTCCCTGACCCTGATAGAGTCCTGGTGCTGTTCCGCCTAGGTTACCTGAAGTACCTGGCTGGTTCTTTTCTATATTTTGTTCCGACATATTGTCACCTCCTGTGATTTTTTCTAAATGAATAGATCGGCTGTTTTGAGGAAACTACCGCCCC